CCCTTCTACTTCTATTTCTGCAACTTTTTTTCTTCTATTATATTTATCTGTTGCCTTTCTAATAAAATCTTCCAACCCTATCTTTTTTGCCTTATTCATACATTCTCCCCCTAAATTAATTCTAAATATTCAAATGAACTCGCTGTGAATGGTAGTTCTTCTTCTATCATCGCCCCCGCTTCTAGCTTTGCTAGTTGTAGTTCTGTAAAAACTACGTCTTCTAATTTTAATCTCTCTATTTTGTTGCCATTCTTTGTTGCAGTAGCAACAACTATGCTTATATCTGGCATATCCAAAGTCCTAAACCCTTCCGCTAAAAGTCTTTGCGCTCTTGAATCCGTTTTTTTGATTGTAATAGTACCTTCGATACTATTACCCGTAATTTTGGTGTATTTGTTAGCATCACCAACAAATCTTATGTCCTCTGTTTCCAAGGAACATTTAGCTTCTATGCTAGAAAGATTTCCCCAAAGTTCAGTATTAACCCAAATTCTACCTTCGTTTCCACTTATAACTTCATTCCCTTTAGCCATTAAAATCCCTCCTATTCCATTGTTATAACTAGTGTTAAATCAGTCATGCTTGTTAAGATCTTTATATTTGCGCCTAAAAATAATTTTCTTTTAAATGTGGTATTTTTAACTGTCGAATTATCCCATTCTTTAGCTTCCTGTTTTCCACTAGATATCCAAGCTTTTCTTTGTGCTTCTATATCTATAAAACTTTCATTGCTATACGCACTGTCTAATACATCCCTTGCAGCTAGATTACTAAAATAAGTATTAACCGCGCTTACAAATAGCATTTGATTATCTAATTTATTCTTGAATTTACCTATGTAATTATTTTTAAACGTTTTTCTTATATCATCTTTAATTAAATCTACTGTTTCAATTACTTCAATTAAAGAGAAGTCTGCATTTTTATCATCAGTAAATGTAGTTAGGGAATTTACGCCTAACCCGATTTTTACGATATTTTCATCATTTATCAAAATTAATTTTCCTGCTTGAATCTCTTGATTTGGATTAGATGGTTCCAAAACAGATTTTAAGTTTTCCATAACCATATATGTTGTCCCTGCTTCTGTTCCTGCTGAAGCGATATACCCTAACAATGTAGGTAAAAATTCATATCCATCTTTTTCTCCTCTGGCATTATCTTTAAAAGTTACTTTTGTGTTTCCTAATATTACGATACCTTCATGGTCGGGTGCTGTTGTAGGATCGTATACTACAGCTTTGAAAGTCTTTTTATCTATATCTCTTCTTGTTTTTGTCCAGCTAACTAAAGCATCATAATCCGTTTTAATGTCAGAAGCTAAACTAACCCAACCAGTTGAATAATAACCTTTTATTATGTCTAAAGCATCTGTAATAGTTTCCTCTAAATCTACCCTTACGACAATAACCTTGTTAGGATTTCCTAGCAAGGCATCTTTAATATGTTGCAAATTAGTTGCTGTGTACTTAGTTTTGTCTAATTCTAATTCTGCTAAATTTTTATATTCTACTCTATTAAAAGTTTTATCAGTATCATCTTTTAAAATCAGAATAGCATTATCACCCTTTTGTAAAAATGTTGTGGCACGTTGTTTAAAAATAACATTAATATACGGTAATGTATTATCCATTTAAATACCTCCTATTTCTAATTCTTCTAAATCCTCGCCAGTTTGCTCTTTCACACTCATTACATATAAATCAGCCAATGTTGTTATTAGCAAACCTTCCTCACCCCTAGAATCAAATTCGCATTCAAAAACAGATATGTAATAGTCATCAGTAACCTTAATACTTGTTTGGAATATTAAACTTAATAAATCTTGTATTTCTAGCAGTTCAATTTTGCTAGTTTCTCGATTTTTTGCAAAATAAAAAAGCCTAACATCAAAATTCCTTTGACTGGCTTCTCCATTTAACATACTTGTTTTATTTTCTGTAAAATCTACATAAAAAGAAGGTCTTGTAATCTTTTCTCTTACATCTGTAGATGAAAATTGAATATCTTTATAATCTGTATCCTTTAGGCCTTTTTTGATCTGCTGTACTATAGCCTTATTTATTTCTTTTAATGTTACAATCTATAATCCCTCCAAAATAAAAAAGAACATGTTATACATGTTCTTAATCTCTATATTTTATTACTTCTTTTCTTAGGGTTTTTACGAATCCTTGCGCCATAGGTAAACCAAAACCTTTTGCAGTGTCTATTTCCATCACAAAATCGTTGTCGAACCCATCTTCTTTTGTACTTATTATTATAAAATACCTTTGGTTTGTTCTTTTTTCTTTAAAGCAAAGGCAAATATTCCAAAAGCTAAAAGTCTTGTTAATGTTACATCTTTGCTTATTTCTTCTTCTGTCTTTAGCTGTACATCTGTGATATTTTTTAAATCTAATTTATGATATGTTTTCCATAGTTGCTTAAATATTAATTTATCCTTATCTATTTTTAGTTTCAGCATACCACTCATCGCAAGATTTGGATAGTCGCCTGCATAATTACCACTTATTTGATTTATATCTTTTCTTACTTCAAACATTTGCATTGTATGCACCCCCCAAATATAGAATAACATATTTTATATTTTTAAGGAATATTTTCTTTATTAATCAAATAATTCATCTAAAAATTCGTCTATATCTTCGTAGTATTCACTATTAAAAGCTTTTGCGGAATCTTCAATGAAATGGAACCCGGGAATAAATTTCTCGTTTCCATTCTTAGCTTTATGCATCCATCCATCATTAAGTAAATGAGCATGAGGAGAACTGTTATAGGCTCTTATAGCTAGTTCTTTACCTTTATACTTATATAGCTTACCTGCTTTAAATCCTTTCTTTAAATTTCCTCTGTATTCTCCTATACCTTTAGCTTCAAAAGTTTGCTTGTTTCTTTTATTTAATTTTCTAGCTTCTTTTCTTAAAAATGTTTTAGTTTTTTTAGGATACTCGTTTTTAGCTATATTTAATAAATTCTTGCTAAACTTATCTAATTGTGTAGTATCAAATCCATTAGCCATAATTACACCACCGGATAATTGTATTTTTCTAAGAGTACCTTTCTTATGCCTTGCATTTTTTCAAAACATTCAGCTTTAACTTTATGTAATTTATCTATTAAATCATTTGCTTCCTCTAATTGCCTTTTTATCCCCTCATGTTCTTCTTTCAACTCATTATATTTTTGCACTAATTGTTCTTTCTCCCATTCTCTTAATTCAAATTCACCCATTTAGCACCTCTATTCATAAATTATTTTTGTCATAAACTCTATAAATTTATTTTTCTTAAAATCTCTTTGAAAATACTGTACCTCGTACTTATTTCCTTCTTTATCTTTAAAAGACATATCTTTGCTTGGTTCTTTTATGCTTAACTTTCTACATCTTATTTTATGGGTTACACTGGAATACTCTATTTCTGTATTGGATATAGTGCTAACACTTCCACCTATCGGAATAACTTCACACCATATATCTTTTATTTTCCCTTCTCTTGTATCATTTTCACCTAATTCATTTTTAAAAGGTACCATACCCCACAATTCAAGCAGGTATTTAATTTTAAACCTTCCACATTATCAACTCCTATATATTACAATTGTAATTGCAATATAATACTTTTTAATGTATAAGCAACTTTTTCATTACTCCTATCTATTGTATATTGTCTATTTTCATATAAAGTAGAAACAATATTAAATAACAACAGCTTATATCTAGCACTTGTTTCATCATATTTACCAACTGCATCTACTATATACTCTTTAGCAACATCAATTAGTAGCGTTATATAAGTATCATCTTCACTAAAATCAACTCTTAAGAACTTTTTTACTTGCTCTAATCCATATATTATCCCTCCTTAAATTTTAAAGGAGTGTAAAAACTCTTAGTTAAGCACCAGTTACAGTAGTATTAATAGTACCGGCTATATAGCACTTATCGGATTTATCCACTTGAATTACATCAATAAATTCTATAAGCCTTGCAATAGTAGTATTACTCATAAATCCAGCTTCACTTGAAGTAGCAAAGCTAATTAATCCATTATAATCAACGAATTTAATAGCTTCTGATAAATTACCATAGAAAATTGGTGCTTTAGTTCCTGTGTTTGGCAACATCGCATCAGAATAAACCATAACTGTATATCCTTTAAATTTCTTTTGTGTTGGATTAGCAATATCATCAGATAAAATTGGCCTACCTTGTTTATCTACTTCTCCATCTAAATAATCAAATCCAGTTTGATTAGTCACAATTACAGTACCAAATAAAACTGCTGGATCTAAGTCTATATTTAAGGATTTCTTTAAGTCTTTCCAACCTTTTAATTCTTTTACTGTTTTATTCTCTTTTAATTTAGTAATAATTATCTTGTTTTCTGTTATAACTGCTTTTTTAGCAAAAACTTCAACTACATAAGATATTAAAGCATTATCTGTCATTTTTAATAAAGTATTAGATAGCTTAATGAATGCTGCCTTTTCCTTTAAAGCATAAGATACATTTTTAAATTTAATATCATCACTATCGTCTCCGTCTGTACCATCTGTGAAATCAATAAGTTCTGATACTGTTTCAAAATCTTCTACCGGGAATGATCCTGTTAATGCACCAGCAGGCATATATCCTACTGCATCTCTTAAACTCCTGTATTCTCTTATCTTTTTGTGAATTAAAGTTGAAACATCTGTTGGTAGTAGATAGCCTTCCCCATTTCCTGCGCTAGTCTGTGGAGTTTGAACTAATAAAGCATTTTCAGCTTCTGTTAGACCTCTTCCAGTAACTTTTTTTATCATAGCCCTTATGCAATTAGCATTTTCTTTAGCTTTATGCTCTGGCATTTCATTATTATTATCTTTTGGATCATTGTTAATATTATTTTCAGCTACAAGTACTTCTTCTTCTTCCTTCTCTAAAACTTCTTGAATTCCAATAGCGTTTTTTAAGTCTTTAATTTCTTCCATTTTATCTTGTGCATCTTTGACCTTATTTTCATCTAATAAAGCCTGTGCTTCATTTTTTAAACCTTCTAATTTATTTCTCATTTCTAAAGATTTTTTCATTTAATACACTTCCTTTTTAATTTTTTACATAAAAAACTACATACTAAGTAAATCTAGCTCAGTTTGTAGTTTATTTTTAATTCATTATATTCATTATTTTTTATTATTTT